GGTCCTAGGCCATAATCAGGAAACGTCATCAATACAGGCTCGAACGAAAGGGACAAATTGCTTAAGCGCACCGACATTGAAATTGAAGAAAGAAACAGTAACCAAAAGGGCTTCACCAGGAGCGAGGTCAACCGGATGCGGTAAGTTAAGACGCCAAGCACGGGACACCGGAGCACTAGGTGGAACAACGATACCTTGATAGGTATCGACCACTAAGTCAAGATAATCCCTACTGGCGTCCACAGCCACATTAAGTGGATCTCTCACAGAAAATTTAGATGTAGTAAGGGAATAATCCGCTACATACATCGAAACCGCCACAAGGTTTGGATTCGAGTTCAGTGCATAACTAATTTTACCAGTACCAACCGGATCCGCAGTATAACGCGCTGATCCTGATAGCCCTGAAGTAGTACCAACATAATTAAACACTAAACCCGTAATATTAGAATATGCGGATGGTGCTATCGTAGCATTTAACGTTGTCATAAACGTGTCCACAGCAGGATAATTAGTGACCGCAGTAGCACTTGGCGCAAACGCAGTTGATCCACCTGGTGTCAAACTAAACGCCATAGAATCAATATTGAACCAAGTTCCCGGTGTAAAAGAATTCACCGCAGCCACTAAAGTCGGTGTAGTAAACGCAGGCACTGCAACTAATACATTAGAAGTAGTATCCTTCACAATATTAGTGGTAGTAACCATCGTTGGCACAGCCAACAATGGCACTGAAACCACAGCAGTACTAACCTGGGACATAGAATAGACCGGCAACGTACCTAAATAACTAGGTAACGTAGTCACGGTATTATGTCCTGAGGTAGTTAAGGTCGCCGCACCGGTCTGTGAAAACACGCTAGGAGCGATAAATATACGCGCTCCAGGCGGATTAGGACCATCCACCTGCGTGAGCGTGCCCGTATCACTAGTTAGAATAGACGAAGACACCACCTGCGTGATAGCATATGATGGCAACGTCACTACATAAGTGAATGACGGTAACTGATCAGCTTCAGCCACACAAACTTCTACCGATCTGACGCGAATCTTTGCGGTCTGTGTGGAGGGTGACAACATCTGAACACCCAGAGGCCCACACGCCACACACAGACTCACGGCAGTATTCTTCAATACTTGGAACACTCCGTTCCATCCCCAATTTAGGACGGAACTTGAAACGACTGCCCCTGACGAATCGATCTGTCCCTGCGACAATATCCATCGACGATCAGGTAACCTAGGACTGACTTCTAAGTTTTCTGAAGGAGTCCGCATAATTACTCCAAAACAATATGCACTATTATTGCTGGATAGTAGATAAGCCTTAACACAAGGCATATAACCACTAACTGCACTAACGGTGCAAGTAATATACGCGCACGACCTAGCAACTGAAACATAACGACCTCCCCTAAGCAACAGGACCAACCATTGCCCTAAGTGACGGGAGCAAAATACAAGAACCTGCATTACCCTGCCCATAAACAGAAGCCGTAACATTGACCGCCTGGCCATTTCCGATTATAATCGACTCAGCCAGGTCAATATCAAAATGCGGTATCTGGCGCGTATTAGATTGGCTACCAGCTGTCGCCGGGGTTTCAATAACCATAGCATCCAGCAACCAGTAGTCATCACGCGCGGCATCTGCCGGCTGGCTTGGGTCATAAACATCCCATGCCGTTGTGGTAACCGTGTACTCTGACACGTAAATACCAAGACAGATGACAAAGTAATTTGGCAGAGTAACACCGTACGTCGTATTAAGGACGTGAATACGTCCTTTAACCCTATCAATCTTCTGGCGGCCTATTTGTGGTGTAGTACCTACGCCACCCTGCACTCCCGGCATAATACAGGCCACTTGCCACGTGACCGTACCCCCAGAAGAAACAGATACACCAACCGTCGGATTCCAACAAGGAACACTGGTTGGGGCGGCAGCACCACCCACAATTTGACCTGCGGTAGTTAGAGCTTGAGTAACCACCTGCCAATTGGCCAAAGGCCTCATCCTTCCATAAGGTACGGAAAAGGCCGCACGTTGCCTAGCGCGACGTCGCGCAGATTTACTGGCCATACTGACTCCATCTAGTTACGGACTGAAATACCAGTCCTGGTAAAATTAGACACCCCATAGATATATAACTCTATGGGAACCCGCACTAGCGCGCGGTGGGTAATAGATGCGCCAGGGTTTCAAATCCTGGCAGTTCGCAAATCGTGTGCACTACAGAACTCACTCGAAGAGCTGACACAGGTATCCTAGCCCAGGAATCTGCACCACTGCTCAGAGCTGCCTGGGCTGCACGGAGATAGTCTTGATCATCTTTTAGAATGCTGAGCAAAGCATGTTCTAAATTAGGGTCATGACATTTTAACCACGCACAAGCTTCCCTAAAAGTAGGGTGCTCAGACGCGTCCTCCCATTGCTGCAGCCACCGGATGCTATGATATGAACCTTCCCACCCAGACACACGTTGATGCTCACGCGACATGGCGTGATTCAAAACGTGCATAAAAGGTCGAACCCCAACCGCCAGACCGCCTCTTATATGTTCGACGCTGTGGACCATCTGTAAGTAATGAACCACATTACGCGAATAGAGGCTTTTTGCTGGATCAGTTGAAATAGTCATACCGAAATCTCGATAGAGCACATCGGCTAAGCCCTGGACCGCGCCAATCCCGACAAAACGGTAGAGACCGTCATCGCCTTGAACTAGACAATCCGCAATGGCGCCGCCGCAACAATGTGCCGCATACGCCATAACCCAGAGATTAACCAGACTCCCGATGAGGTTCGTTAAAACTGAACCAGAAGGTATCCCCCCCGTGCGCTTCAACTTAATGAGCCCACCAGGAACAAAGATACTCGACCTCTTAAATGACTCCTTTAAAAAGTCAATAAGAGCCACCGATCCCGGAGTAAACCAAC